CTTAGGCCCCTTCTCCAGCCGGTAGACGGCGGATCCGGGGCTGGCGTGCTTCATCGCGGACACCATGGCGCGCAGGGTGAGCCGATCGGGATAATCGTCCAGGACGAATCCTGCCGCGAGAAGGTCCGCCTCCAACGCACTCCACCGTTCGGCGGACATGCAGAGGAGGCCGACTATTCCCCCAGGTCGATCCCGGAATGCTCGGCCCACTGGCGCGAAAACTTCTCGTTGAACTCCTCGAAGTCCATCTCATCGATGGCCTTGAGTTGCTCCTTATTGCAATCCCTTTCGATCACGAAGTAGGCAATCTCGATCGGCGGCATCGACCGCATCCGACGCAGTTCCCCGGCGGTCTTGAACGGCTTCGCCAGCGACGTGACGGTAATCTCGACGCCGGAATCGGTGACGTAGGTAAACGGCTCGTTGCTGCCCGCTCCGGTCTGTCCGTTTGTCTTGGCCTTAGCCAACTTTGCGGTCATCAGGGGATCACCGGCGCTGTGGGATCCGCGTAGATGATGGCGGTATCGCCGTTGGCATCGGGGTAGCAGGTCAGGGTAACCGGGATGAGGACGGCGCCGGTCCGGGTGAACGTCAGATCGCCCCGATCGGTGATCTGCCCATCCGCCACGGTGATCCGCAGGTGCCGATCCCCGTCCAGCATATTGACCACCCATGCCTTGCGAGGCGCCTCCTTGACGTTGAGGTGGATCTCCAGCGCACCGGAGGTATCGGTCACGTTGTCGTCGCCGAACGCGGACTTCGCCGACCGATCGTTGATCTCCAGAAAAGAGAACGCGAGGGTCACCTGAGACTCGGACTTGATCCGGCGGACGGTATCTCCGCCCCAGTCCTTGATGTCGTTCCAGGTCTGCGCGTCGGCCAGCGTGACGCCATCCTCCGAGATGTAGCCGGAATCCTCGAATCCGGCACCGACCGGGGCGGAGGCATCGGTGGGCAGCGCGGTGCCCTTCGGGGCGGACATGATGGCGCCCGCCACCCGATCCGGGGAGCCGACGTAGATCAGGTCGGCGTCGAATTCACCTACTGGTGCGGTCATTTCGGAACTCCTTGCGTTGAGGTGACCTGCGCGGCTCGGATGGCCACCAGGAACGATTGCGAATACCGGAAGAGATCGGTTCGGGTCGGATTGCTGTAAGGGCCGGAGAGTTCCCGGACGGTGTAGACGGGATGGCCGCCGAGACGGACCCCGCCCCATAGGTCGTTCATCAACGCCCGCACCGTGTTTGCCGCGTGCATGACGGAGGAGTTGTCGACCGAGACGATATCGATGGATATCTGCGCCTGGTCGGTGACCAGATCCCGGCGGACCCCGCCTGTCCGGATCACCACGATGTAGTCGTTCGCGCCGAGTGGCACCCGATCGGCAATCGGCCAGTCGATCCCGAACTCGGGTAGTCGGCTATCGAGGTAATCGATGATCAGTTGTTCGACATCCGGATCAACAATCATGCGTCCCTCCCGGCATCGAGGGAACTGGTGAGGACATGCGCCTCTGCCTCTGCGACTCGTGCCTCCTGACTGACGGTTTTCACCCGCCCGTGAACGCGGTCCTTGCCGACCCATGTGGCCGAATTGAAATGCTCGGCCGCCCGCCGGGGAGGCTCGGGCATCTTGCGCTCTGCCGAATCACGAATGTTGTCGGCGCGGGCCGCGACATCCTTGGTGATTCCCTCATCGGTCATGAGCATCCGGCGGATCTCCTCCGACCGGAGCTTGATCTCGATCTTTCCGACCTTGAATCCGGTCGGCTGCGCTCCGGCCCCGGCCACGAATCGACCGCGTGAATCCCGATTAGGCGTCATCTACCCCTCCCATGCCGCGAGGAGAAACTGGGTATGGGCGAGGAACCCGGGGTTCCAGACCATGGCCTCTGAGACCGCCCGGAAGGACTCCCCCGGGTGATCCGGCAGCCATACCCGGTCGAGTGCGCCTATGACGACTCCAGCCGGCGTAAACAGGCGGATCCGCGCGCCGAGTTGATCCCGATGGGCGCGATCCTCATCCCCGGCCATCGGCTGCACCGAGCAGCCGTTGACGGTGACGATCTCCTCCGGTTCCTGCGACCAGTCGGCGACCTCGGATCCATGGACCGTTTTGGTGATCGGGCGGGCAACCTGAATCGTCTGATTGGCGATGGCAGGAGGCAGCGACCCCGGCCCGATCGTGGATAGCGTAGTCATCATGGCTGCCGTTCCAATCGGTAGGAATCGAGCAGATAGGCCTGCGTATCGGTGAAGCTGACCCCAGATCCGTTGCCGGCCGATCCCATCGACAAGGTAACCCCGCCCACCGCCTGCGAGGTATAGCCGTAGGGATTGGCGACCGATCGGGCGACGGTGGAGAGGATCAGCTGACTCAGGTCGGCGACGTCGGCCAGGTCGAATCCGTGCATCATCTTGACGCGAATGTTCGCGAGACCGTTTCCCCAGTAACCGTAATTCGCCTTCTGCACCCGGCCGGTCCGCGAGTAGATCAGATCCGTCGTCGGATTGAACTCAATGATGGTGCTGCCGAAAACCTCACTGAGGGACTCGATCTGATTCAGCCGCAGCGTCGGGAGGACGAGAGTCCGTCCGCCGGTGGCGTCCAGGACGCGCAGGTCCGAAAGGTTCGGCGCGATATGCCATCCGCAATACCGGCGGATGCCGGCCGATGCGGCGTTGAGGAGGTCATCGATGTTGGCCGGTGCCGCCGTGCCGGTCATGGCCTCGTATTGCTCTTTCGTGGCGAGCGGCGGCAGAGGTTCAGGACCGGTCACGGTTGCCTCACTTGTTGTCTGGCGTTACCGCCTTGTTGCGAGGCTGATGACGCTTGGCCCCGCGAGCCTTTGCGTCCGCCTCCGAGAGGAGATAGGTCCGGCCGTCGATGACGTACTCGGCCAGGTCCCCGGTGGCGACCCGGGACGGCTTGACCACCTCTTCCGTGGTATGTGCCGGGATCTCCTCGACCGGCTCCTCCGGTTCGCGAATTGTCTTGCGAGTCATGGGTTTCCCTCCTGGTGTCAGGCCGGCCGCCTCCGGGCATGGTCAGCGACCGGCCTGAGCTGATGGATTACGGGCCAGCCGGCGGGACGAATCCGGTCACCTTCACGAAGGCAGCCGGAACCCGGACGGCCAGCGCGAGGCGCTCCTCCGCCCGAATCGTCACCAGGTTGTGCTCGAAGTCATCCACGTTGGAATTGGTCGAGGAAACCGTGACGCCACCCCGGCGGTAGACCGTGGCCGCCTGCCGGTAGGCACCGACCAGCGCGGTGCCCTGCGCGATGGCCGCCGTCACGACGGTCCGCAGGCCCCACACCGGAGGCTGGTTGGAGAACCCGTTATTCCCATACTGTCCGGTGAAGGGTCCGCCTCCGAGGTACTGACCATTCCCGTCGACCGCCAGGCGAAGGGTCTGGTAATCAGCGGGGTTGATGACCAGGCCATCGGGGGCCAGGCCGGTCGCGGTCGATACCTTCGTCATCGATCGGAACAGCGCGTTGAATCCATCGGTGGCGTCGGCGACGGCCTCCGTCTGAATGCCCGACCGATTCAGCAGACCCCGCAGGTTCGGCGCGGTGCCGTCCCCGTTGAGAAGTTGCTGTTCCTCGAATACCGCCAGGTCGTACATCAGGCGGGTGTTGATCTCCGAGACCAGGAATGCCAGGTCATCGAGCATCTCGTCGGAGAGCTTGATGAAACCGGCGATCTTGGTGAGGTTCTCGGTGACGGTGGAGTACAGGTAGTGAAGCTGGGGCTTATGCCCACCTTCCGGCACCGTCCCGAAGTTACCTTCGCGCGCGCCCTCCACGAAGTACGTGATGGCCTGACCGGAAAGAGTTCCGGACGCGAGGAGGTCCGCCACCACGACCGGAGGGCGGTAGGCCCGGGTCACCGTCTCATCGACCTGCACCAGAGCCGGCCCATACATGCCGGTCGGACCGCCGGTGTAATGAGGATCGCCGGCTGCCTTGTATTCCGGCACGGAGATCGAGGCGCCCGGCGTGTACTTGAATTGCACAAGCTGGGACGCGGCGTGCTTCACGAAATGGTCACCGATCGTGAGAGCAGGTGCGCCGGCGCGCTTCTCATGCTTGCCGTCAACGGCCATGATGGCGTTGAAAACCTCGTCGGACTCGGCCCCGGCCTGAATCCGGGCATCGAGATCCCGTGCCTTGCCGAGGTGCTCGTTGATCAGTTCCATCTCGCGGGGGGTCAGCGATCGACCCTCCGTCTTGGCCTTCTCGGCCACGTTCCGGGCTGCCTTCACGAAGGAGTCCCGGGTTTCGAGGAGATTCATCTCCCGATTCCTTCCATCTCTGTGATTGCGATCACGGCGAGAACCGCGTCCAGGGACGGAACTTCGGGCTCCTTGAACGTGGCCGCATCGGGCTCCTTGTTCGTGGCCTTGATTCCAGCACTTGACTTCTCGTCGTCGCTGCCTCCAGCAGCGGCCAGCACGGCGCCGAGTGCCTCATCGGCCGACTTGAGTGCGGCACGGGCGTCGTTGATTGTCTTGACGTTCTTCTCACTCAGCACCCGGCCGGCCTTGCCGAGGATGCCACCGAGGTCATAAGCCACGCCCCGCAGGGCATTCGAGCCCTTGACGCCCAGGAGTTCGGTGGCCGGATTGGCGCCGACCGGGGTGGGGCCGACCTCGTACAGATCGAGATCCGTCAGCTCGACGGCATCCTCGCCCTCCTGCATTCCGCCCGGCGGGACGTTGAACGAGAAGGAGAACTGAGTCACCCTCCGCTGCCGCAGAAGGTTATGCGTCGCAGCCGCTTTCGGATTGTCCAGATCCAACTGGGCCTTGACCCAGAGGCCTTCATCCGTTTCCTTCGCATCGAGGACGTGACCGATATTGAAGTCGGGATCGTCCAGCCGATGCGACCAATAGACCGGAATCGGGTCGCCCGAGTCCTCCCACTCGGAGAGGGTCCGCGCGAATGCTCCCGGCATAACCACCTCGCCGTAGGAGTCCTTGACGCCGAACACGGACACAAGGGCCTCGAACTGACCGGCAGCAACCTCCGCCTCCGGTTCGGCGTCCGGATCCGCAGGGACATCAGGGTCATCCTTGCTCCGGAGCTTGATCCGGGCCGGAAATGTCTTGGTGCGCATGGCCCCTCCAGAGGCTAGTGACGGTTGATGATGACGAGATCGCACTTGCAGCCGGATGTTTGGTCCGGTCCGAGATTGGCATCGCCCGGCCAGTCGGCGCCATTACTGAACTTGGAGTCGATATCGACCGTCTCGTTGTTCAGGTTCGGATGCCGGCTGTTCTTACTGGTGACGCGCCACGTCTTGGTGGCCTTCCCGCCGACCTGACGTTCCGACTGCTTGCCCGCCTCGACCATCGCAATACCGGCCATGACGGTGGTCAGGCTGATCGACTGGAGATCGGCCCGGGATGTGGCGGCGGTGGTGAAAACGTCCTTCGGTTGCGGGGCGTTCTCCTCGCCGGCCCGGTTCAGACAATCCTCGATCTGCGCCCGGGTCGTCTCGTTGATCTGCTCGGCGCGATACCGCATCACGTCGGTGAGGTAATCGATCACCGATTCCATATCGAACGGCTCGGGCATGTCGAGCTTGCCGAGGACCCGGTTACCAAGCTGGTCGGTGACCTGCGCCGATATCCGCATGATGTCGGCGGTCAGTTCCTCGTTCCAGCGATCCTCATTCCACCAGGGGTCATCCCGTTTGTTGTTCAGCGCGGTGAGGACGACGGCGGATTGCCGGCCGTAGAACCGCTCCAGCATCCGGCGGGTGGCCTCGATCTGCCGATCGGTGGCCCGATACTTCGACAGGACGGCCGTTGAGATCCGTTCTGCCGGCCGATCGGCGACGTTCCGGGGTGATCCCTCCAGCCGCATCGGCGCGGGCGCGGAGAGCGGCGTCTGTGGTGACGGCTGGCCGCCCTCGATCACGTTGAGCGGAACGATCAGTTCGTCGCCGCCCTCGATCGGCGGGAGGTTCTGCCGGGCGCGGTATTCGTTGCGGGTCATGTACGGGCCGCCGACCGCCATGCTGGCAACCTGAGCCTGTTCCTCGAACGATCCCTGTAGTTTCTCGGCGATGTTGAATTCGACGTATTCGTTCGCCGGTTCGCCGATCATCGGGAGCAGGAAATTGTTGATCCGCCCCTCCAGCATCGACAACCAGGGACCGAGGGTGTCGCCGTAGAGCATCCGCCGGAATTCCCGGACGTTCGAGTAATTGGCGTTGTCGAGAAGGCCCAGCATGGTCGGGTTGACGTGATAGACGGATGCCACCGTGGTCAGGGCCAACTTGGCTGCCGCCACGAATTCGTCCTCGACCGCGCTAAATCCGATCCGACTCAGGGTCATCCCGTCTTGCAGGATCGGCGTTCCGCCAGCCTCCGTGCCGTGCCGGCCGGAGTACCGTTCGGACCATTCTGTCCGGAATCGGGCCTCCGCCTCCTGCGACCACTTGGGCGCGTCGGCCGGCCGGGTGATGACCGTCCCGACGCGGGCGCCGCGTTCCCATCGCTGGCCCCGATAGATCACCGCTGCAATCTGTTCCTCAAGTATGGCCTTGAGTGTTTCGGTCGGCGGGGTGCCGTCCGACAGACTGGAGGGGTTCCAGCCGTGGAAGTGGATAATCTGTTTCGCGGGAACTTCCCGAGTTGGCTTGCCGGGCTGCGTGACCCACCAGGTGTCGGGGTCAATTACGTTGCCGCCGTAGGCGTCCTGGACCCATGCGACCGGCAGCGGATCGATCCGCCAGCCGACCTCCCGCTGGGTGTCCGGCCGGACCCACCAGTAGCCCCGATCCCAGAGGGCCAGGTCACAGACCAGCGCATCGAACAATTCGTACCGGGTCATGTAGGGGTTCGGCGAGCGCAGGAGCGATGCCGCCGTGCTATCGCTCGCCTTTTCCCTTTCCTCGTCGCCCTGTCGGAGATACACTCCGAGTCCCAACTGCGCGATATTCCGGCCAAGGAAACTAATCACCGCGCGGAGGTAGGGCTGAGACCGGAACAGGCTAGCCGGATCGAGGTTACGAATCCAGTCGATATCGATCCGGACCTCCTGCCCCATCGACGTGATGACGACCAGCGGATTAGGGTTCGGGGTCTCGTAGGTCACCGGAGCGGTCGGGACAACAGGGAGGTATGGCGTGGACTTGGTGCCCAACCACCAATCCCGGAAGCGGCCCATGGTCACCCCCAGATTCGTGTTTGCGGATCCTCATATGCGGAAACGGCTTCGGGTTTGGACATCAGCCAACCGTCGAGAGCGAAGAACCAGGCGGGCATCCCATCGATCCGTTTCCCGGTCGCCTGCCGATCAGGCTTGACGGGGCGGACCCGATCAGGGTCATCGGCCGGCCGTTTCGCCTCGACGTTGTCCGCCATCCAACGAGCGACCGGATTGCCGCCATGCTGGACCTTCCGAGCTTTGAGGAGGCGCATGGCCTCATTCATCGGCGCGGTCATCTGTGTATACGTGGTACCGGACTCGATCATGTCGAGCCCGGTTTCGCCGGAAAGTCGTTGCCGGATCGGCTCACCCGACCAGCGGTCGTAGACGCAACGAACGATGTTGAACCGCTCGCAGTCGATGGCGATATCGGCCATCACCTGGTCGTAATCGATCGTATCGCCATCGGTCGCGACCACCCAGCCATCCCGGCACCATTGCTCGAACTGCCCATCGGTGTGCTCGGATAGCGTCGGCACCACGGACTCCGGGATCCAGAACCGCCAGCGGATCCGGCCATCCTCGAACTGGAGGCACCAGGCCGTCATGTCCAACTTGCTGGACAGGTCCAGGCCCGCCCAGGACCGTTGCCCCGCATAGGTTTCCCAGTTCCAGTCGGGGGTCATGAGGAGATCCCCGGTGTTCTCGTCCCACAGATCCATCTGTATGTAGCGGGTGACCTGCTGCACACGCTGGTTCACCTGGAACTGCCGGAAACCGTTCTCCTTCTCCGCGTTCTCATGGGCATCGATGGCCTGCCGACGCATGGCCTCGCGGCTCTTGAACCCGTCGAGGGCGGGGTTCGGCCACTTCCAGTTGCGCTCATCGAACGGATCCGTCGAGACCGGGAGATCCGGATGGCCGGGGAACAGCCGGTAGAGGCGCTCCAGGCCCTCTCTGGTCGACGGAAGTTTGCGGACGAAGGCGAAGACGTGGGGAGCCCGGGTCGGGTCCTCCTGAATCCGTTCAGCCTCCTCGATCATCGACGCGCCGAACGAGGCGGAGTCATTGGTCTCGGTGGTGGTCGTGTAGAGGAGTTCCTG